ATTCCTCGAACTTGACCCCGCCGTAGGTGAAGCCGGCGCGCATGTCGTTGATCAGCACAGCACCCTGCTGCCACATGGTGTAGGCATCTTTCACCTTGGGGTGGTCGGTGAGCGCATCGAAGAATTCCGGCGAGCACAGGCAGTGGATGCCGGTCATGAACTCGCCCTTGAGGTTGTCCTCAAGGTAGCGCAGCACATCGGCGCATTTTTTCTTGATGTTGGCGTTCGCATTGGCCAGATCAAAATTGACTGTGGCCGGTGTGATGCCGAACTCATCATAGAGATCGTAAATTACCGAGCCGTCCGCATCCAGAATCACGCCTTTCAGCGCGCCCATGCGCAGGTGCTCCAGCGTGATCGAATGCTTGTTGCGCATGGTCTCCAAATGCTGTGCCATCACGCCGGCAATCGACTCCATCTCCGTCTCCGAGCCGAAGGCGCGGATACCCTGAACTTCTTCGGGTAGCAACACATCATCATGCGGGATGTGTGGAATGACGAAAGAGCGCACGGTGCGTTTGCCACGCTTGCCAACCGTGCCGGGGGAACCAGGCGGCAAGGAGGGCAGCAAGTTGAGCACGCCGTTTTGTTCTTCGACGATGACCTGACGGGTGCGCACTGGCTTGATCGGAAACAGGTTGAGCGACTCCATGCGGCCATAGCGATTGGGGATGATGTTGATGGCGGAGGTCAGTGCTGCCATCGAGAAGGCGGGGGTGTTGAACGGATTGTTCATGTTTGAAACTCCTTAAGCGGATTGACGGATGAGAATGCCGCGCACTTCGAGTGCGGCAATGGCAGCGGTTTTTTCTGGAGCGGTGATACCGACAGGCCAGGTGACTGCGTGTGAGGCGACGATGCCGTGACGAGCGAGTAACAAGCCATCGTCACGTTCGATCAGCGTGGCATCGATTGCGCCCAGCAAAATGCCTGCTGGTGTTTCAGTGCCATCAGTGGCAGCAGGATCGAGGCGCTCGATTTTGCCGGTGGCCGTGACACGACCGACGACCGATCCCAACTCCAGATTTTGTCCGGCAGTGATCGTGACCTGCTCGCGCGAGTAGTTCAGGCAATCATCTTCATACTTCAACAGATCGCCAAGATTGAGTACTTCGTTAAGTGCGGGCATGTCTTACTCCTTGTGGGTTAGTTTTTTGACCGCCTTTATCAGCGGGTTTTGCTCGGGTGAGGCGGGGGTTGCTGAGGCATCGGGATGGATGACCGAGGTGATCTCTGCACTGTCCGCGCGTGCTGCCATGAGTGTGCGACGCACCTGTGTTTCGCTGGCACCTGCTGCGAGGAATGCCGCGATGCGTTGCGGCTGCCCGGCGAGCTGGCACAATTCCGCAATGGCGACAGCATCGGCTCGCGCCGTTGCGACGGCTTCTTTCACAACCTCTTCGGTTACCGCAGGCACTTCGGTGACTTCTTCGGTTTTGTTGTCAGCGATTGTTGGAATTTGCTCGGGTGCTGCGGGTAGTGTTTCGACTTCCTGAGTCATGTGTATCTCCTTCGGGTTGGATGCGGAAAATGCTCTGGTTGCCGTGTTGCGCGCTCGGCCTGCCACCAGATGGGCGGTGAAATCATTGAGGGCCTGTTCGAGACTGCCTTGCGCATCGGCCAGTCCAGCGGTGACTGCTTCGGGACCGAAATACAAACCGGCCTGTGTCGAGCGCACAAAGCGCGCATCGAGATGTCGCATGGCCGCGACCGTTTCGACGAAGATCCCGTACAAGCGATCGACTTCGGCTTGCAGTCGTGACTGCGCTTCGCTGCTGAGTTTTTCGTGAGGGGAGAAATCGTTCTTCTGATCGCCTGCGGTGATGGCGGTGTAGCGATAACCTTCCTGCGCATCGCGTGCCGTCTGGTCCACGTGCATGGCGATGACCCCAATCGAACCGACACCGGCGGTCTGCGTGACGTAAAGCCGGGAGGCAGCGCAAGCTATGGCATACGCTGCCGAGAACGCCGAGTCCGAGGCAATCGCCCAGACCGGCTTGATTGCATCGGCAGCACGAATCCGTTGTGCAAGTTCGAACACTCCACCGGCTTCACCACCGGGCGAATCGACGTCGAGCAAAATGCCGGACACCGAAGGATCGGACAGCGCAGCATCAATCATTGCGCTGAGCTCGCCGTAGGAGGTCAGGCCCGAGGCAGCTTCTAGTCCGAGTGATCTGCGCACCAGTGTTCCGTAAACCGGAATCACGGCAATCCCCGCTGGTGCATCGGGCATGGCGCGCGGTGGCGGAATCGGGAGTGCGGCTTGCGGTTCAGGCCAGCCAATGCGGTCGCCGAGTACAGCCAAGATGATGTCCAGTTTCGAGCGGGCAACGAGAAGCGGCGTCCCGTATAAACGAGACGCCAGATGCGGAAGTTGCATATCAGTTTCCTTGGGGTGGAATTTCAGGTGGTGTTACTTGGGCAGTCGGTGTTGGCAGGTCATGGCGCGGATCTGAATCGAACACCAGACCCAGTTCATCAGCACGCTGATTGTCTGCGGCGATTTCACGATCCACATCTTCTGCGTCATAGCCGTTGGCCGAGATCGCTTCGGAACGGGACATGAGTCCTGACCGGATAGCAGCCTTCATTGCGTCGGCTTCCTTTAGCGGATCGACCCACTGCCAGCCTTGCGGAATCCATTTGACCGCGAGGTAGGCGCGGCGCTTGGCTAGGCCGCCACGGACATATCCCGGCAATACAAGCGCGCCTTCCAGTACCGCCTGGTCCATCCAGGCCTGCCAGATCGGCCGGCAGAGTTGATGCACGATCACGCCGTGCTGCAACGCTTCGACGCGCCGACGAAATTCCAGCAGGCCGGCGCGTATCGAGGAGTAATTCACCATCGACAGGTCGCCGGTCAGTTGTTCGTAGGTGACACCCATGGCGGCGGCCACGGCGCGGAACTGCATGCGCAGGAACTCCGAGTAGGAACCGCCGACATCAGCCGGTTGCGAGAACTTGATGTCCTCACCCGGTTCGAGAATTTGCATCGTGCCGGGTTCGAGTCCTGCGAGTGCGACACCATTCGCATTCGACAGTCCTTCACCCAGCAGGTTGTCTTCAGGTGCCAAGCGCGTGACGAAGCCGGCGAACATGGCTGCGGTTTTTTTGCGCACCAGTTCGGCATCGTCGTACTGGTCGAGCTCGTTCAATTTCACTAGCGCGCGGGCCAGCCAAGGTTCACCGCGAATCTGTCCGGGACGCAGTGGCCGGAACAGATGCATGATCTCGGCCGCATCCACGCGCACGGTGGTGAGTCCGCCGTTGCCAGACATCGGAGCCAGCATTCCGTCTTCTGGATGCGAGCGGTACAGGTGATACGCCACTCGACGTCCGAGTTTGTCGAACTCGATACCGGCGCGAATTACGTTGCCGTTTTCTGCTGTGGTGTTGAGCGTGACCGGTAAATGTTCGGGTTCCAGAATCTGAATCTGCAGCGCCACCGGCAAGCCGTCATCAGGGCGGCGATAACGTAACCGCACCAATGCCTCACCGCCTTCGAGCATGGCGCGGCAGGCCAGTGCCTGTAGGCCATAAAAATCGGTAACGCCAGACGCATCGGCCTCGACCGTCCAGTCACGCCAGAGCGCCTGGATGGCTTCGCGTGTGGTTGCGTCCTGCACCATCGATTGCGGCTTGATGCCGGTACCGATGGCGTTGGCTACATAGGATTCCAGTGCGGAATTCGCCCAGGCATTGCGACGCACCAGATCGCGACTCTTGGCGCGCAGTTCGGTTTGCGTGAACAGCAAAGCCGCAATCGCACCGGGATTGCCGACCGACCAAGCCAGCGCTCGACGACCACCGCCGACACCGTCATAAATAGGGGAACCGCCGAAGAGTTTTCGGCGGATTGTTTTGAACCAGCGCATCAGGTGCCCTTTGTGGTGGTGACACGAATTTGTCGGGGGGAACGCGGCCACAAGCCGGTACCGACTGCCTGTTCATTGAGGCCTCGTTTGACGTCACGAATCGCTAGGCGCAATTCATCGATCGTGCGGTACTCGACACTCTTGTCGCCGAATGACACGCGCTTCTCGCCCTTTGCCAGAGCCGCTTCGAGGGCATCCAGTTGTTCTTGTGTGTAGGCCATGTCGGTTTAGGCGATCTTGATTGCCACTAGATTGCTTCCGGTCTTGACCGCCGCATTGGAGGCAGAAACCTCGGAAGCAAAGCGAAGCTGCAAGCTGCCGGCCGTCGCACCCGTGATGACCAACAACGATCCGGTAGCGAGGGTGTTGGCATTCGCGGTATCAATGGCGGTAGAGGCAGCGCCTGTATTGGCTGCTCGCTGGTTGGCCAGCGTGGATGCCGTGAGCGAGGTGGGCGTATTCCATTGCGCCACTACAGTCGCACCAGTCGGTATCGCCTGCGTCAAACGAATACCGGTGGTGATTGCTGCGGTCTGAAACATCACCCGAGCATCGATAGCGTAGGTGCTGTTCGCCTCAAGTGCGATGGCAAGACCAGTGACATTGGCCAGCGTCGTAGTACTGTTGGTGACATCGGCAGTAAGGCGTGCCGTGGTCAAGCGAGGATCAGCGCCAAATAACGTCAAGTCAGTCCACGTTGTGCCATCGCACCAGTAGGGGTGTCCATCAGTCGATAAACTGACAATCACCCCGGCGAGCGCTGCCGACGCTGCCGGTAACGCCGACACAACTGGTGTCGAGCGGTAAGCCAAGTCCTTCACGGCTTAGCCCATCACCACAACGCGGTATGCATTACTTGCTGGTGCTGCGGCAAAGTTGAGGCGCGCGGTATTGGTTGTCGGCAGACTCACATCGCAGGTAACCTGCTCGTAGTTGCCGGACGCCTGATACACCTGCACCACCACATCGCGCGTGGCGAAGTTGTGGTTCACGTCGAACTGGGTGCTGCTGCCATCGCCGATAGTGGCTTGCGCGCGGCGTGTCTTGTTCGCCCACGCATTAAGTTTTAGCGCGGTGATGATGCGTTGGTCATCCGTGCCCGCATCAGTTTCAGACTGAGTGGCGATCTCGGCAATGCCAGAACTGGTTTCAGACGCCGCACCGATCGCGGTACCAAACTGTAGCCAGGTCACCTCGCCGATATCCAGCACGAAATTGACGACAGACTGTCGCCAGCTGGTGCCAACCGAGGTACCTTCTTCGACCGTGGTTGTTAATCAGCGTGCAAAACTGACCAGGAAACCGGGGTAAACAGCGTCCAAATT